ATGGAGATGCAAGCGTATGGATATTTAATCAAGCCTTACAAGAAGTGTATAATCCTGAATCACCTGACAAAAAACAAATATTGATACACGTATCAAAAGACAAAGATTATTTCCTCAGAGAAGGAGATAAAGTAATCAATACGCAAAACTGTTATAAAGTGATTAACATTGATGACATGTCCATAACTTCTATATTCAATGGAAATATGGGTATAGTAGAAGAAATTGGGGAAGATGAAGATGGCTCTTTTGCCACAATTAATTTTGAAGGGATCGGAAGAATACAGCTTAGCGGTAAAGAACTAAAAGCTATAGAATTAGGGTATGCCATTACGGTGCATAAATATCAAGGTTCTCAGGCAAAAGTAGTCATTGTTGCAATTGATTTTAATTCATATATTTTATTAAGCAGAGAATTGCTGTACACAGCAATTACCAGAGCATCTGAGAAATGTGTGCTGATAGCTCAAAACAGCGCTTTAAGATTTGCAGTCACACAGGAGAAAACTTCTCAGAAACTAACCCATTTGTGCAACTTGCTGAAGTCGCTTTCTAATCCAGAGCTGATATTTTAACTTGATAAATTAAAATATCTGTTGACTATAACCACAATATGTGGTATAATAGAAGATACTCACCCACAAGTGAGTTTTATATATAGAACAAAAACGATAATTTAAAACAGGAAAGAGAGGAAATGAATGAAGAAGAATAAAATTGTATTGATCATTGCGTTTGTAGTGCTGCTTGGAGTTATTGGAACTTGTTGGTTTATGATGAGAAATAGTAAAAAAGTAACAACCGATCAGGAAATGCCAGTAAAACAGGAGATTGCAAAAAAGGTTTCAGAAATTGACTCAAAGATAGAATCAGAGGAAGCAAAAAAAGCTCTCGAAGAAAAGAAGCTGGCAGAGTGGGCAAAACGAGAAAGAGAGAAAAAAGAAACTGAGAAAAAAGCTGAAGAAGAGAAAACAGAAGAGGTGGTAATTAAACCTGCTGAAAAAGCTGAATCTTATTCTACTCCTTCAAGCTCATATTCAGAGCCAGCATACTATGACAATTCCGACTATTATGAAGAACCTGTAACCATAGAGGAAACAACAGATGAAGCTATTGAAGAAGAAATCGAAGATGTTCCAGTTGAAGAGGTAACAGAACAAGCACCACAAAATATACAGACCGCAAACGGTGATGTGGCAGATCAAGATCCGACAAACTTTAGACGAGATGGTGTGAGGTATGACGAGCAAGGAACAAGATACACTTGGTACTCAAGTAATGTCCTTCATCATTACCGCACTGAAGAATGGCATGTGAATGACAACGGATTCTATGAGACAGATGATGGCAACCTCGTGGTTGCATCAGAAGATTATCCAGAAGGTACAATCATTGATACTCCATTCGGCACAGCAGAGGTGCTTGATAGTGGATGCGATTACGGAACGGTAGATTTTTATACAGCGTATTAAAAGATATATTAAAATAAGGAGAATAGATGGACAAAAAGATTACATCTAAATGGGCTTTTGCAGATAATCCAAGAGAGAAAGGAAAAATAAACTATCAGGTCTATCTTGATCTTATGGATAAATACAGAGTTTGGAGCGGTGGAGTTAAAAAATATGTTGGCAAAGGTCAGTATGAACCAATCGATCAGGATAAATATGATGTGATTTATGAATGTGTTGGTACTGGTTATGGTACTAAAAGATATAGAATCAATAAGAATGCTCCCAGACTAACTAAAGATGAATTGGCGTTGATCTGTGATGGTGGAAACCTCTGCTTTGGATATAGAAGTAGCGGTAACGAAATCACAGTTTACACAGATTAGGAGGATGAGGAATATGGTGCTTTATACAAAACCAAATTGCAGTGCTTGTGCAGTTGTTAAGGGTCTTTTGGATAATAAAGGTATTGAATATGAAATCGAAGATAATGAAGAGGTTTACATGCCGATTGCTAGAAAGCATTTCTGTTTTCAGATGCCTTTTGCAGAAATAGACGGAAAGATTTATGAACTGGGTACACTGCGAGAGTGGATTAATGGACAGTAAGAATGGAGTAGTGAAGTAAAGAATGTATTATAAGACAACTTATGACAGTGAATTTGATGATCTTTATATGCATTTAAGATCGAAATACCCTCAAAAATTATTTGATCTTGAAGGTATTGGGAAACAGCTTGATATGTCACAATTTAGCAAGAATTTTTTCGCATCAAATGTTACTGCTGATGCGAGTATTGATGCTAATGCTAATGTAGACGATGTTAGTGTTATTGCTTACAACACAGAACTTCCAAAGCCGTTTTTTAAGTTGAATAGTTATTATATTCTATGGAAAGAATTGAAAAGGCTGTATGGACATGAGGTGGCTAATCAAATTGTAGAGATGAACCTTACGGGAGACATTTATATTCATGATTTTCATGGCGTAGGAGCTGGAATGCCGTACTGTTTTAACTACAGTACTTATGACATTATGACTAAAGGGCTTCCAATGGTTAAAAAAGTAAGGTCTTTGCCCCCTAAATATCTTTATGCTTTTAAATCTCAGCTTGAACAGTTTACGGTGGTTGCTTCAAACTCAACTCTTGGAGCAACTGGTCTTGCAGATTTGCTGGTTGTAATGAGTTACTACGTTAAAAATATTTTAAGAGATCATGGTGATGCACATTTTTATTTTAGAGATGAGCAAGCTTGTTGGGATTATATAAAAGAAAATCTTGTGTCTTTTATTTATACTATCAACCAACCGATGAGGGCTAATCAGTCACCATTTACAAACGTGAGCGTATATGACAAGTTCTTCCTTGAGAAGCTTGCAGGAGATTATATTTTCCCTGATGGCTCTACTCCTGATATTGAAATTGTTCAGAAACTTCAGGAAATGTACCTTGATATTATGAATGAAGAAATGAGGAGAACTCCTCTTACTTTTCCTGTTACGACAGCTTGTTTTTCTGTAGATAAAGACAGAAACATACAAGATGAAGAGTTCCTTGATATGATTGCTAGGAAAAATCAAGAATGGGGATTTATTAATATGTATTGTGGAGATAGTTCTACTCTTTCTTCTTGCTGCCGTTTGCGTTCTGAACAACAGAACGAATACTTTAACTCGTTTGGATCAGGCTCTAGTAAAATTGGTAGTCTTGGAGTTTGTTCAATTAACTTTCCTAGACTTGCTATTAAATATCCTGAGAAAGAACAATTTTTAGAAGAGCTGAAAAAGATGGTTGAAGTGTGCGCAAGAGTAAACAATGCTAAGAGAAAAATTGTTGCTAAACGTATTCAGAATGGCAACGAACCACTTTATACATATGGATTTATGGAACTATCTAAACAATATTCTACCTGTGGCGTATGTGGGTTAAATGAATGCATTAAATATCTTGGAGAAGATATTACTACCAAAGACGGAACAGAACTTGCATTAAAGATTATTGATACTATTAACGCAGTTAATGTAAGAATGCAAAAACAGTATGATAGTCCACATAACACAGAGCAAGTGCCAGCCGAAAATATGAGCATTAAAATTGCGAACAAAGATCATCTGTTAGGATATCAGAACATTTATGATATTTATTCAAATCAATTTATTCCTCTAATTACTAATGCTGACATGTTAGAACGTATTAGACTTCAGGGGATTTTTGACTCACATTTTAGCGGAGGAGCCATATGTCATTTAAATCTTGGAGCAAGGGTGTCTGATTATAAATATATTGCAAATCTTATTCAGATTACTGCAAAAAAAGGTGTAGTATATTTTGCAATTAATTATGTTTTAAGTGAATGTGAAGACCATCATCTCTCTGTAAGTAACGGAGATGTTTGTGAAGTCTGTGGTAAACCGATTGAGAATAAATATACTCGTGTAGTTGGTTTTTTAACAAACGTTAAAAATTGGCATCGTGTACGGAGAGAGCAAGACTTCCCTAACCGTCAGTTCTATCATGATATTAAGGTTGAAGGTGAATCAGCATGAACATTATAGCAACACAATTCACCTTAAATAATAAAGCTTATGAAATCTACCTCTCAGGATGTTCAGCCCATCCTCATTGCGAAGGGTGTCACAATCCTGAATCATGGGATTTTTCATTGGGCGAAATATACGATGCATATTACTCACAAAAAATTATTCATGCTATAAAAGATTTTGACTCATTAATTGAAAACATTTGGATTTTAGGTGGAGAACCGTTAGATCAAAACGTAGACGATCTTGTTAACATGATTTATGACCTTAAAGAAACTGGTAAACAGATATGGCTTTTTACACGTTATGAATTTAAAGAGGTTGAAACAATACTTTCAAAACGCATTGAATTATTTGATTTTATTAAATGCGGAGCTTATATTCCAGATTTAACAGTTGATGATAACATTCAGTATGGAGTAAAACTAGCCACCTCAAATCAACATATTTATAAAAGAAACTTAGATTATTAAATTATTAGGATTAAAAGGATTATAAGGATTCTACATTCATTTCGATATAGCAAGGGGAGCTTTTTTCACCTCCCAGCTCCCTTTGCCCCCTTCCTTTTATTCCATTATAGGAGAATAAAATATGAAACTTGAATTTTGGAAAGGCGCTTATCCAGAAGCAGAAACGTGTCAAAAAAGACGAGAAATTTCTGAATTTGAAACAAAGGAAGAAATGTGGACACTAATTAAAAAGTTTATGGATGACCATCATTTTAAAAGTTATTATCAGCGTATTTGGATCGAAGAAGAAACAGATACTTTATGGATTGATGTTGGATCTCATACAGAGTTTTTTGTCGTTCAAAACCCAACTAAAAATTTAATAGAAAGTTACTTCAAGAGGTGAGATATGGACATTAGCGAGATTACAGTAAGAGGAACATGGGCAGATGTTTATGATCTTGCGCTTAAAACAGTTAATAAAAATAAGCACATAACCCCATCAGACGAGTGGAAAAAGAAAATCTTACTTGCAGAACATTCACCGATCAGAGCAAGAACTTATCAATGGACTTGGTATAACTTACCTTATTGGGTGTCTAACCATTTTGTTAGACATAAACATGGTATTGAGCATTTTGTAACTACTCAACGTTCAGACAGAACTGGTATTCCAAGAGATGAGCTTCCGCAAGATACACCAGTTAATCATACATGTGTAGCTGATGCGCAAGCACTTATTAATATTAGCAGAAAAAGATTTTGTAGAAAGGCTGCACCAGAAACAAGACGAGCTTGGGGAAAAGTCTGGGGAGAAATAAATGTTGTTGATCCTATTATGGCTGAAGCCATGGTAGAAGAATGTGTGTATAGAGGATTTTGTCCCGAAATGAAAAGTTGTGGATATTGTCAAACAGAGGATTATAAAGAGTTATTAGAAAAATATAGGAGAATAGAATATGGCACAGAGTTATAAAGTATATGATTACGATGGTAAATGCGTATTTGATTCAGATAAGATTAATCAGATTGATCAGATTACTGAGTTAAAGAAAAAATTAGATACTGTTAAGAAAAATGTTGAAAAAGTTGTACATAAAGAAGATGTGGTAAATCATCCCTCACATTATACTTCTGGAAAGATTGAAGTGATTGATTTCATTACCGATCAGAAACTCGATTTTGCCCTTGGTAATGTTGTAAAGTATGTATCCAGAGCAGGAAAGAAGCACGAAAAAGGAATGAACGACCTTGATAAGATGATTCAGGATTTAGAGAAAGCTCAGTTTTACCTTAAACATAAAATTGCTGTGTTAAAGAAGGTGAAGAAGGATGCTAACGAAACCTAAATACGGATGGTCAACCTTGACAATTTGTGACCATTACTTATTCTCGTTTAGTTATATTTCAGATATGCCTTATGATTTAATTGATGCGTTTATAGAATTCTTTGAATCTAATAAATTTTATGTTGAGTTTAACGGAGAAGAGAATGTTGCAGCATTAGCTATATTTGATAACAGATTATTCTTTATTACAGAACAATCCTGCCCTCCTGAGACTATTCAGGGAATAGAAATAACTAATGAAATGTTAAAACTTCCTGCAAGTGCTTCATTAAATGAACTTATGTATTATCTGGCTCAGCTTCTTGCAAAAGATGTTGTACTTTATGCTGATGATTGGGCTTGGTGGAGAGCTGCTGATACTGAGGAAATGGTAAAAGAGAAAGAACATCTATTAGATCGTTTGAGTGATCTTAAAAAATATATTGAGAGGAAAAAGCATGGAAAAGATTAGAATATATACTTCTGGGGCTATGAGAAATCTTCCTCCACAGATAGCAGATAAATGGAGATATAAAATAGCTGAATATCTTTGGAGAGAAGGGGCAAATGCATCAGTATTTATACCAAGTGAATATTTTGGCTATGAAGAAAAAAGACATAAGACAGAACGACAGGTAATGGAATATTTCCTTCGGGAAGTTGAGAAGAGTGACTTGCTTATCTTAAATCTTGATAATACAAACACATCAATAGGATCAGCCATGGAAGTGTGTCATGCATACGATTATAACATTCCTATCATTGGTTATAAAGAAACAGGGGCAGAAGTGTATCCTTGGTGTGAAAACATGTGTACTGTAATTTTTGATCAAATGGATGAAATGCTTGAGTATATTAAAATCTATTATGTTTTTAGAGGGCAAAATTAATGATTTATTTTATCAGTGATACACACTTTTTTCATGGTAATGTTATCAAATTTGATGACAGACCTTTTGAAAATATAAACGTTATGAACGAAGAGATGCTTAAAAATTGGAATAAAAAAGTACTTCCATCTGATACTGTTTATATTCTTGGAGATTATATCTGGAAAACTCAGGATGATAAAATTGAATGGGCTAAGCAGCTTAATGGTAAGAAACGATTGATTATGGGTAATCATGATTTTAAGAATGCCAGTACAAAATACAGAAATCTGTTTGAATCCATTAAAGATTATGACGAGATCACAATTCCTTATAATAGTCCAGATGGCTATATTGAGCATCAGCCAGTAACACTTAGTCACTACTACCATCCGTTTTATAACAAGCATAGACGCATGGGTATTCATCTGTACGGTCACTCTCATGTAACACAGGAAAGTTTTGATGAACTTAGAATTCAGAAATGGATTAATAAACAAGGATATAATACAAGAGCCTTTAATGTGGGATGTATGTTGCCGTATATGGCATATGAGCCTCAGACACTGGAACATATTGTAGAAGAAGGAACTAAGTGGCAAAAACAAAGGCTAAAAGAACATCGATAATAGGGAGAAATATATGATAGTAAAAACAATTAGATTTATTTTTGAAAACACTGATTCTGTAGAATTTCCTACTAATGTTTTAGGAGATGTTTATATTAGAAAACTTGAGACAGGCATCGCTCGTGTCGCAATGAATGCAATTGATAAAGGTACGATAGCCAGAGAGATTGCTATTGAAATTTTTTCAAAGGGGAATCATGATTATCATCCTTTTAAAACAGATGATTGTACTTCAAAAGTATTTGATCGCATTCTAACTTGTGGAGATATTACTAGTTTAGAAATCGTTTATAAAGACGATTCTGAAGAAACTATTTATACAGACTTTGACGGAGAAGAGGAAAACAAATATCAGACATCTATTCTTTCTTCTCTTGGAAATCTTTATATCACTATTGGCAAGGGCGATTTGATGGAAGAGTATTTTCCTGAAAAAGAGCGTGAAGATAAGATGAACATTGGCATTAAAACTATGATGTATAGCTAGGAGGGTAGATATGTTTTGGGACAAATGGTTTAATAAAAGCACTCCAGTAAACTTTATTAAAGAGGAGTATGACGAAGAAGGAGTCCATGTGGTAGACCCTTCCGTAGATCCTCTTCATACTTATAAAGTGGCATTTAATAAACTTGGCAGAGATGAAAAAACTGTATATGGATTTGCGATTGAGTTTCTAAGTCTTTTTTCTCCTGTCGGAGAGGAAACAAAAGATGCGGACTTCCATATTGATTTTGTAAATGACGAAGATGTGGATTACCTTATTGAAGCATTGGAAGAACTAAAGATGGAAAAAATGGGATTGGAAGAAGAGGTAGAAGATGAGGAAGTTTGAGTTTATTTCTGAGTATCAAGCATCAAAAGATGGGATGAATTTTCTGGACAGATTGCCGAAAAAGCTGCCGCAAAGAGCGACAAAAGGGTCTGCTGGGTACGATATCTTCGCTCCAAATGATTTCATTATTTATCCTAGACAAGATATTAAAATTCCAACAGGTTTACGAGCGCATATGAACAATGGAGAAGTTTTAGTAATCGTTCCAAGGAGCGGTCTTGGATTTAAGTATTACTGCAGACTTGCCAATACTTTAGGGATCATAGACGCAGATTATAAAAACGCAAACAACGAAGGTCATATCTGGGTAAAGATCAGGAATGAAGGTGATAAGCCTATGACGATTAAAGCAGGAGAGGCATTTTGTCAGGCGATTTTCTTACCTTTCCTCATCACAGACGATGATTCTTTTGATAACGGTGAAGAACGGCATGGTGGATTTGGAAGTACAAGTCCGTCATAAACAATAGGAGAATAGTAAATGTACGAATGCTTTCATTGTGGAGAAAAAACTGTTATTTGGGACAATGATTTTTCATTTGAAGACTATGGACTGGAGGGAGAAGGTATCGTCCATGAGTGCCACTGCGAAAACTGCGGAGCGTGGATTACCTACTATATCTCCCTAGAAGAATAGATTTATGGAGGAGTAAGATGGAATATTCAGAGAATGTTATTGAATGGCTTACGAACGATGATCATATTGCAGTCACGTTTTCTCAGAAGAAATATATTAACAAGATTAAGAAATTCGCCAAAGAGGATAAAAATGTTTATCTGGTAGAAAACGAAGATGGGAGTGTGTTCGCAAGACTTCCGATTCGTTACCTAAAACTTAATAAACCAAGGTCGATTTCGGACGAACAGCGAGAGGCTGCACGACAGAGGCTTACTAAATATCGTGAGGAAAAATGAAGAAAAAACGCTATTAATTATGTACGTGCAGAGGGTGTAACAGCCCTCTGTATGTATATAAAGGAGATGATCAATGAACAGTGAGAAGAATAAAAGAATTAAAACCTGATCTACAGGAACTAAAACAAATACAAGATGCTGTGACAGCGCTTAATAATCCTGTTATAATAGATTCGTGCAACCTGATGCTCATGGATCAGATCATGAATCTTAAAGAAAAATATCTGAAACAGGTGCATCCGTATAAAATAACAAAACAGAAATATGGAAAGGAGAGGTGGAAAACTTATTACAGAAATGAGTTTGGAAAATTAAAGGCTGTAGAGAGGACAAAAAGAGCCGACCTGATCAATTATCTGTACAACCACTACACTGGGAACAGCGAGAATAAGACAGTAAATGCCGTTTTTGAAGAACTGATGCAGCATAAAAAAACAGTGCTTAACCGCTCTCAGGGGACTATTGAAAAAAACAGATATACGTTCCGATTATTTGGAAAGTTCGCAGAGAAAAAGATCAGGTCAGTTACCCAACAGCAAATCGGAGAATTAATTCAAAACTATATCAAAGAATATAGACCAATTGAAACAGCGTTAAAAGCGTATGTGCAGTTGATTCATGGGATATTCCGCTATGCTCTTTCTCAAGGCTACATAGAAAAAGATATTTCTTTATTCATTGATGTAGCCGCTTACTTTAAGGATTGTTCCCATCAGGAAGTATTACCAGAAGATAAAATCCTTAGTCCAGATGAAATAAACTACATAAAACAAGCTGCGAAAGAAAGAGTCCCCAATCCAAGAGCCTATATGATTTTATTGGCAATCGTAACAGGAATGCGGTCTGGTGAGCTGTGTGCCTTACATTGGTCTGACGTAGATTTTGAGAACAAGATGCTGCATATCCATAGACAGCAGATCATTGACATCGTAGATGGGAAGCGACAGGGGTTTTATGAAGTGGATTATACAAAAGACGAAAGACGAAGACCTCATGGCGGCAGGTACTTTCCAATAACGAATGAGATCAAGTGCCTGTTGAAAGAACTTCGATCCATTTCAGACGAGTCTGAGCATATCTTTTCTGAGAATGGTAAATACATTGAAAAAACATCTTACGAAAAATATCTGAACAGGCTGTGTAAATCCATAGGAATCTCAATCACAAAGAACCATGCGTTCCGAATGACGTTAAACTCCAATGTGCTGATAGAACAGGGACTTAATACCAAACAAAGAGCCTATATCCTTGGACACAGTGTTTCTACCAATGAACGGTATTATACGTATACCAGACAGGAAGAAATAGAAGAAATAAGAAATACTCTGGAATCTCCTCCACCAACAAAAGAACCCCCAGAAGAGAACACCTGTTTGGTCGCTAAGGGTCGCTACAGAAAAATGGTCAATTTCGAGGATTATTTAGCGACTAAGGACAAAAAGACTACGCTGTCCCAAACCCTCTAAATTCAAGGGCTGAAACAGCGTACACCAACCAATCGGTGCGACTGGATTTGAACCAGCGACCTCTGCGTCCCGAACTGATTGGTACAATTGTAACCCCCTAAAATACAGTATTTAGAAAGGATAGAGCGTCAGGTTGCACACTGGTCGCTAAGAAAAAATTTTACAGTTTTATAGATAAAATATGCAATTCTTAAAGAAGATAGTAACTTGTTTAAATCATATGATTCAAATAAGTTAGTGTCTTTTTTTATTTTAAAAAAGTAAAAAAATAGGCAGCAAACTCGAAAGCTTACTGCCCAATATACAACCGAAGAAAACATCTATATTATTTGCGAACTAACAATAGACAGTTTCCTATCGGACATTCCAATAATATGTTAATCTAAATATTTATGTCAAGAATTAATAATTACCTGCTAAATAAGTTCCTGTAAATCTTACCGCAGAACCATTAGCAATAGTTGTATTAGTTGCAGTTCCAGACAAAGAAGAGCTGTAACCTATATTAACAACTCCAGCAGTTGTCACTTGCACTCGTCCATATCTCGCTCCAGTAGTACCCAAACAAAGCATAGCGTTAGTATCAAAAGCCTCTGAAGGTCTGAAATCAGCACCAATAGTTCCAATGGCGAAAAATGCTTGGTTGGTAGATAGTTCTGCCGTTGTTGTGCCAGAAATCTTAAACTCTACAATGCCGTTTCTTCTCCAAAATTCTGCAGTTAGTCCGCTCTTTGTAACAGAACTAGTAGACTCCACATCAGATGCAAATCTTGACCAATCTCCCCATATAGATCCACTATCAATAGATCTCCTTTGATATAATTTACTTGTACTTGTGGCGAGATGCTGAATGATAACCCCTGAAGTACTCGTAGACCTATATACTAATAAAGTTCCGTAGGTTTCTCCAGTAGGCATGTTAGTATGCGAATAAGAACCTGATAAGTAATATATTCCAGCAGTAGTAACAGTATTCAAATTTACAGCAGAAGTAGGACTTCCTTGTGTCATAAAAGCATTTCCTAAATCCACTTTATCCTGTGCGGACATAAGTCCTGCTGAAAATGACGTTGCAGTAGAATTTGGAATCGTAACGTTATGCTCTGCAAATGCTGTCAAATGACCAGTTGCATTAACTGTACCAGATAACGCTTTAAACGTGCCACCCCAACTAGGTGTTTGTGCAGAAGCATCTCCTTTAGAACCTGCAGTGACACCACTATTATTATGACTTATAGTTACAGATGTTTGAGTTTTACTTGAAGACAGTGGTGCATTTGCTGCTACATCCGTAACAATATCCATTGTATCAATTCCTGCTTTTATATACTCGACCAATGTTTGAACCCCTTGCTCGTCCAAATAAGCCATGTTCTACATCACCTCGCAATCTATTTTTTTATTTTTTATTATTTATATTTTTGAAATATGATCTAACCATGTATCAATGGTAACGCTTTCCATCGGCATTCCCTCATTCACCAAACGAGTCCTTACACCATTAGAAATTAGCATCTTTTCTTGCTCTGTTATTTCATCCCATTGTGGTTTATGCTTACGATAGTATTCTGCAAATCTTTTCTCTACCGCATCACGATAGGTTTGATGCGTCTTATCTATCCACTCTTTCTTGTTGAGCGTGTAATAGGCATCGAAAATCATAAAACCAGAATAAAATCTTGCCTTATCTTTATATCCCCTTTTATCAAACTCATCTACTAAAGCATCATTTGAATCAAGCATATTATTATATGTTTTTAAAATATAATCCTTGTCATGTCTACATACACTTGAATCTCTCCATTTCCATAAATAAAAAGGATGCGGACAGTACTTAGCATTTTTCGTTAAATTTTGTGCAAGTATATTAAAAAAACTATCCTCGTGGATAGTTAATTTTGGATTAAATCGGATATTATTATTAAGCAAATATTGTCTTCGATGCACTTTTCCATGTACAAAAGTACTGTCTATATCATGATTAATATATAATGGCTGTTTTGTCTCTGGATGACGAGATTCTTCAATAAAGCATGAAGTCAAAGTATCAAATCCTATTGCTATCTCATTAAAAATAATATATAACCCACACATATGACAAAACATATCATCAGCATCACAAAACATTACATAATCCGCAGTTGCCTTATCAAGAGCAGCGTTACGTGTTGCACTAACACCTCTATGGTTTAAGTGTAGATGTTCAATACTAAACGGATATTTTT